GACGAGCTCGCCCGCATCCTCCAGATCAGCAGCCCAACCGTCGACCAGACCGCCGCCATGACCCGCTGCCTACAGGCGGCCAGTTACGAGGCGGACGCGTTCATGGCCCGTTCGTCGCCGCTCAGCGACGGCCGCCAGATCCAGCTCGCGACCGAGGTTGTGTATGAGCGGGCGCGGGAGCATTGGCAGCAGCAGGAGGTTTCGTTCGGGATCTGGAACGACGCCGCTGGCGCGCTCGTGATCGGCCGCGACACGTGGGCCCGCCACGGCCTCAAACTGCTGCCGCTCCGGCAGCACTTCGGGCTCGCCTAGATGCCTAGGGCGTTCGCGCCGCCGTCGGAGATCCGCACCAGCATCGGCGCCTGCAACTTCGCCGGCTTCACAACCATCGCCCTGATCTTCAAGGCGACGGCGATCACCGCCACCGCCGACTGGCAGCACCTCTTCGGTGTCCACAACGCGAGCGCGAACCTCGCAGGGCCCGGCGGCATCTGGCGCGTCTCCGACAACGCCACCTGGGCAGGCCAAGGCGACATCTTCTACTCGACGAGCGACGGCGGCCCCGGCTGCTACTTCCTCGACGGGCTGGTACCCAACGACGTCTGGTGCCTGCTGGTGGTCAGGAAGGGTGCCGGCACCGTCCAGCCGCGGGCGTCGCTGTACCGGTGGGACACCGACGTCTGGGCGCACAGCGCCCCCTACCTCGCGCAAGCCGTCGCTGACGGCGGCAGCGCGGCGGGTGGCACGGTCAGGTTCGGCCAGTTCAACGACGGCGACAGCCTCACCGGCGACTTTGAGGCCGCCGCCGGCTGGGATTCGCTCGTGTTCGCGACCGACGGCGCTGTCGAAGCCGCCGGCCTCGAGCTCGCCCTCGCGAACTGGCAGGCGCTGAACCCGAAAGGGTTGTGGCTGTTCGAGCAGGCGTCCATCACAGACCCGGTGTTGGATCTGACGGCGGGCGGCGCCGACCAGACGTTCATTGAAGGCACCAGCATCTCGAGCTCTGTGCCGCCGGTGTTCGACCCCGGCACCGGCCCCGGCCCCGAACCGCCACCCGACTATGTGCCGCTCCTGGAGATCGTGCAGGCGCTGGCAGACCAGATCACTGACCACGTCGCCTCCCAAGACCTCGGCGGCGAAGCGTTGCAGGTGTGGCCCGCCTGGGTTGTCAGCCCGACGCCGCCCTGCATCGACATCTACGCCGCCACCCCGTTCTCGGATCAGCTCGCCTACGGGCCAACAAGGCAAAGGGACGTCCGGTTCACCGTCCGCGCTCGCGTCAAACCGGTCGACTTCGACGCGTCACAGGAACAGCTCCTCCAGCTGATGGACAGTCGCGCCCCGACGTCGGTGCTGGCCGCGATCTACGCCGACCGCACATTGGGTGGCCTCGTCTCCGACGTCACCGTCACCGAAATGACCGGTGTCGTCCCCTACACGCCCCTGGCGAACGAAGGCACCCTGATCGGCTGCGAATGGCAAACAAGGATCCTGCTGTGAGGATCCTCTGGGTCGGGAACCCGCCCGGCGTCGGCTCCGGCTACGGCGAACAAGCCCGCCTCTTCATCCCCCGCCTGCAAAAGCTCGGGCACGAGCTGGCGGTCGCCTGCAACTACGGCGTCCAAGGCATGTGCCTCGAGGCCGGGCCCGTCACCTACTACCCGTCCGACAGCGCCTGGGGCAACAAAACCCTCGCCACCTACAAAGATCACTTCGGCGCCGACCTGATCGTCGCGCTCTGCGACGCGTGGGTTTTGAAACCCGACGAGTGGCCCGACGACATGGAGGTCGCGGTTTGGGCGCCCGTCGACCACTACCCGCTGCCGCCGATGGTGCTCGCAACGTTGGCGCACGAAAAAGTGCGGCCGATCGCGATGAGCCGGTTTGGCGAACGGATGATGCTCGACGCCGGCCTCCAGCCGCTCTATGTGCCGCACGGTGTCGACCGCACCCTCTTCCACCCGCGGCCCGAAACCAAAGCGGCTGTCCGGGCTGAGCTCGGCGTCCCGGCGGACGCGTTCCTGGTCGGCATCGTCGCCGCCAACGCCGGCAACCCCGCCGTCATCCGGAAAGCGTTCGACAAGTCGCTGCTGGCGTTCTCCAGGTTCGCCGCGACCCATGAGGACGCGTGGCTATACGGGCACACCCAAACCAGCCCGGGTGTCGCCGGCGGCATCAGCATCGAAGCCCTCACAGTCGCGGTTGACGCGCCAACCGCCCGCGTCAGGTTTACGCCGCCTGCGGTCTGGCATCTCGGCTGGCCCACCGCCAACGTCTCCAACCTCTACCAGGCGTTCGACGTCCTGCTGAACCCGTCGATGGGTGAAGGGTTCGGCGTCCCGATCATCGAAGCCCAGGCATGCGGCGTCCCCGTCATCACCTCCGACCACTCCGCGATGTCGGAGTTGACGCAGGCCGGCTGGCTCGTCGACGGCGACCCGTCCTGGGACGAGATGCAGCGGGCATGGTGGATCAGCCCGTTCGTCGACCACATCGTTGCCGCCCTCGACGCCGCCTACGACCGCAGAAACGACCAGGAGCTCCGGCAAGGCGCAGCCGGGTTCGCGGCCCACTACGACGCCGACATCGTCACAGACGCGTTCTGGCGGCCCGCCATCGCCGCTCTAGCCGCGTCTCGGGAAGTGGCGCCGCTGCGGGAAGGGGCGAAGGTGTGACAACCGTCGCTGTCGTCACCGCCTGGCACAACCACCTCGAGCTCGTCGACGGGTACGTGCGGGCGCTCGAGCTCGGCCCCGCCCCCGACGAGCTGATCGTCGTCGACAACGGCTCCGACCCCTGGCTCGACTTCGCCAAGGTGCGCAACCCCGACAACCAAGGATTCAGCCGCGCCAACAACCAAGGACTCGCCCACGCCACCAGCGACGTCGTCGTGTTTCTCAACAACGACATCGAGGCGACCCAACAAGGGTGGCTCGAAACGATCGTCGACAGCGTGGAGCCGATGGTGCTGGTCGGCGCGCGCATCCGCAGCGACCCGCACACCATCGTCGACAGCGTCGTCTACCCCTACATTGACGGCTACTGCCTCGCCGGCACCCGCGACGACCTATTGGAGCTCGGCGGCTTCGACGAAACGCTGGAAGAGCCCGCCTACTACAGCGACAACCTGCTTTGCCTCGAGGCCCGCGCCCGCGGGTTCACTTTGCGCGAGGCAAAGGTCGGCCTGATCCACCTCGTTGGCGGCACCGCCAACAACAGCCCCGACGTCAACGGGGCGACACGTGCAAACCACCAGCGATACCAGAGGCGAGTCCGCGCCCTGGCACCGAAAGGAAGTGCAGCACGATGAGCAAATTCCTGCTCAACGACGTAAGGGTCGTCGTCAACAGCGTCAACCTGTCCGACCACGCGTTCAACATCGACACGCCCAGCGAGAAGGAGCAGGTCGACGTTTCCGGGTTCAGCCCGACCGGCACCCGCGAGTTCCTGCCGGGCCTGGCTGACCAGACGATCGAGGTGCAGTTCGAGAACGACTTCTCCGCCTCGTCGGTGCACGCCACCCTCGAGCCGCTGTACTCGTCCGGGTCGGCGTTCCCGCTCTACGTGCAGCCCGTCTCAGCGTTGGGCACGTCGGCGACGAACCCGATCTACGGCGGCACCGCCGTCCTCTACAGCTACAACGGCCTCTCCGGCGGCCTGGCAGCCAGGGCGGAGACGACCGCGACGTTCAGGCCGGCCCCGAACAGCCGGTTCGCCTGGGGCACCACCGCACCCTAAACATATGGCTGCCGTCGCCCACGTCAGCGGTCTCCGCGAGCTTCAGCGTGCCCTCGCGAAAGCCGACAAGCAGACCCGCTTAGGGATTCGCGCTGGCCTCCGCCAGGTCGCCGAACCCGTCCAACGCGAAGCGGAACAACTCGCCGCCGGCAACATCCGTCGGATCGGCCCGCGCTGGTCGAAAATGCGGGTCGGGATTACCCGCGACCTCGTCTACGTCGCCCCACGCCAGCGCGGCGGACGGGGCCGCAGCAGCGGACGGCGCCCCAACCTCGCCGGGCTGCTGATGGACAGGGCGATGCAACCAAGCCTCGACATGCACGCGTCGGAGATCGAAGGCAGGTTCCAAGTGTTCCTCGACCACATCGCCGACGACTTCAATCACGGGAGCATCTGATGCCCCAAATCACCGTCAACGGCCGCCAGTACGAGCTCGTCACCCTCGACGACCTCACGTTGGACGAGGCGATCGTCGTTTGGGACTACACGAAACTGTCGCTCGACCAGATCCCCGACCTGGAAGGGTTCCACCCCGGCCTAACCGCCGCCCTGATCCATATCGCCGTCGCTCGCGCCGAACCCGGCGAAACCACGAAGACGATCCGGCAGCAGGTCGGCCGCATCAAAGTCTCAGAGCTCGAAAAGGTGTTCGCCGACATCAGCGTCGAGGTCGACGAGCTCCCTCCTCCCAACGCGCCAGACGTGAGCTTGCCGAGCGGCGGTTCTGGCGAGGATTCGTCAGCCACTTCGGCGCCGCCGCCGGAACCCACCGGCCCGAATGGTACTGGGCACCCTGGCTCGGCCACTGGTGTCACCTCCGACCAGCCGACCTTGGTTCTATGACCCCCGGCCAGCTCGAGGCGTGTTACCAGTGGGCGAAAGAAGCGCAGTCCTAGATGGCTAGGAAGCTGATCGTCGAGGTGGTCGGCGACACGTCGCAGCTGGAGAAGTCGTATCGGCGTGCGGAGCAGGGAACGAAACGGTTCGGTCAGAGCGTTGAGAAGGCCGGCCGCGGCGCCGTCGTCGCCTCGGTCGGCTTCCGAGGTTTGGGCCGGTCGGTCGCGTTCGCGTCGTCGGCGTTCTTGGGTGGCGCCGGCATCGTCACCGCGATCACGTCGACCGTCCAAGCCGCCGAAGAGTCGCAGCGGGTGCTGGGCCAGACGCGCAACGCCGTCGAACGGTCAGGCCTCGCGTGGGGTCAGTACAGCGACCAGATCCAAAAGGCGTCGTTGGCGACCGCGCAACTGTCCGGCTTCGACGACGAACAACTCTTAGCGACGTTCTCGAACCTTGTGCGCCGCACCGGCGACGTCAACAGGGCGCTCGCCCTGAACGCGTTGGCCGCGAACGTCGCGAGGGGCCGCAACATCTCGCTCGAGCAGGCGTCCGGTTTGGTGTTGAAGGCGTCGATCGGGAACGTCGGCGCTTTGCGCCGGTTGGGTATCAGCATCGGCAAACACGCCACCGCCCTCCAGGCATTGGATCTGCTGCAAAGGAAGTACGCCGGCTCCGCCGCCGCCTACGGTGAAACAGCCGCCGGCGCCCAAGATCGGTTCAAGGTCGCGCTCGGCAACCTCCAGGAAACCGTCGGCGCCCAGCTGCTGCCGTCGATCACGAAATACCTGAACAAGGGCGCGGACTGGCTGAACCAGACGAAAAACCAGCAGCGGGTCGCCCGCGACGTCCACGACGCTGTCGTGATCCTCACAACCGCCATCCACGCGGCAGGAGACGTCGTCAAAGTCGCCGCCGGCGCGTTCAACACCCTGAAGGGCGCCGTCGGCGGCACCGGCAACGCGGTCAAGGTGCTGCTCGGTATCTTCGCGACGTTCAAAGCCCTGAAGATCGCAGAGTCGGTCGCGGGGACGGCGGCGGCGCTCACCAGGGTCGGGACAGAGGCGACCGGGGCGGCAGGGAAGGTCTTGCTCCTCCGCGGACAGCTGCTGCGGCTGGTCGCGAACCCATACACCGTCACGATCGCGCTCGTCGCTATCGGCGCCGAGATCGTCGCTCAGAAAATCAAGGATTTACAGCAGCAGACGCTCGGCGCGCAGACGCAGACGTTCAAGCCTGGCGACCGGCTCGAGACGACGCTCGTCCCGAACCTGGCGAAGCAGATCGCGGCAATGAAAAGGTCGGGGCAGACCAGCCGACAGATCCTCTCCACGCTCCGCCAGCAGCTTGGCGGCAGCCTGAAAGCCGACGACCTGATCGCGGAGGCGTTCGCGTTCGGCAGCGGCTCCGACCCGGCGCTACAGGCGCGGATCCGGAAACAGGTCGCGGCGGCCGCCGGCACCGTCGTCAAGACCGCCCAGGACGAGCTCGGCAAGAAAGCGAAGGGCGCGACCGTCGAGCAGCGGAACGCATGGTTCGACGCGATGATTAACCGGCAGCTCGGCCGCGTCCAGGACATCACGTCGCTGAAAGGGCGGATCGCGAGGCTCGGCGAGATCGCCGTCCTAATTCAGCAGCGGATCGCCGCCACCAAGGACATCACCCGCCGGTTCACGCTCGAGGACACGCTCCGCGACGTGCTGCGGACGCAGCGTCAGACACGCTCGACGCTCGCCGACCAGATCAAACAGCACGCTCAGGACGTCGCTGCCGCCGCGAAGGCCGCCAGGCAGGCCGCGATCGACACCAAGATGGGGTGGCTCGACTTCGCCGTCGAACGCGCCGAAGCGACGAAGACGATCAAGGACGACGTCAAGGCGCAGCAGAACATCATTGCGTACCTGAAGACGCGGATGCGGCAGGAGGGCCGCACCCTCGAGCTCGTCCGCGGCATCTGGGAAGCCCGGCAACGGATCAGCGACCTCAACAAAAGCAAAAGCGACGTTGACCCGTTGGCGGGTTTGATGCAGGTGTCGTCAAGTCGGCTCGCCGGCATCCTCGCCGCCGGCACCGGCCTGGACGCAAGGGGACGCCGGATCCTGGGCGCGAACATCGCCGGCGCCGAAATCCAGCCGTTACACGTCCACGTCAACATTGATGGGCGCGAGGTCGGCCGCGCCGTCACCCAGGATCAGGCGCGCACCAGCCGACGGACGGCGAACCAGACCAGCGGTCGACGTGGCTGAAGACCCGGCCAGCGTGTCGATTGCGCTCGACGACCCGCCGATGGAACCAGAACCCGACTGGACACGGCTCGACATCCTCAGCGGCTGCCGCATCCGGGAATGGACGATCGACCGCGGACGCCCAACCGAGTTCGCCAAAACCGACACCGGCACCGCCGTCGTCCGCATCGTCGACATGGCTGGCCTGTTCGACCCGACCAACACCACCAGCCCCTACCACGGCAAGGTGCTGCCGGGGAAACAGGCGGCGATAGCGTTGCAGTACCCGCTGCCAGGCTTCGAGTGGCACACCCTCTTCCGTGGTTTCGTCGAGTCATGGCAGTACCGGCTCGACCCGACCCGCCAATACATGGAGCTCGAGCTCCAGCTGGTCGACGGGTTCGCGATCCTCGCTCGCGCCCAGCTCGAGGTCGGCGTCGACGGCGCCATCCCCCCCTACGTCGGGATGCCGGCGGAGCAGGCCGCCACGCTGGCTGAGATGGCGAAAGGAAACGTGTTGTACGGCGAGTCTGACCCGGATCCGGACGACACCGGCACCGTCGGCGACCGCATCAACGCGATCCTCGGCGACGTCGATTGGCCGGTCGGCCTCCGGTCGGTGTTCACCGGCAACGTGAGGGTCGGCCCGAAAGCGTACGGGCCCGGTACCAGCGCGCTTGACGCCCTCTGGGACGCGGCCGACGCCGAGTTCCCCGGTGTCGCAAACCTGTTTATCGGCGGCCCTGGCGTCAACCCCGTCGGTGGCAGCCTCGCCGGCCTCCTCGTCTTCCGCGGCCGCCAAGCACGATTCCGCCCCACGATCGCGGAGTACGGGATCCAACGCCGCACCGTCGGTGACCCATCCGCCTGGAACGACACCGCCGACCCCCACTACCTCGAGGTTGTCCCTGTCGCCGAGCTGGAATGGTCGAACGGCCAAGACAACCTCTTCAACGCGTGCACGGCGACGCCACAGTGGGTCGGCAGCGGCGCCACCATCCGGCAGCTAAACCCCGACCCTCCCGACAACGACGATGTCGCCGGCCAACTCGTGAAAGACGACACGTCGGTCGATGCCTACGGGTTGCGGTCGCTGACGTTCGACAACCTGCAAACCGTCGAGGGGATCCACACCGGCAACGACTCGATGGTCGAAACGAAGCTGTTCGCCACCTACTACGTCGAGAACTACAGCACGCCAGAGCCTCGCATCACGCGGATGGTGTTCAAGAGCCGCCACCCGACCGACCCGCAC